TTATGTTTCCACACAGACCAGAGTATTATGGAATGACTGAAAATAATGAAGGCGGTTCAATGCGTGGTGTTGCTGAATTGATAATTGCAAAATTCAGAAATGGAAAGACAGGTAATATTCCTGATTTGGCATTTTTATCATGGTGTGCAAAGTTTGCGGATGAATATCCACACTGGAGAAATGATTTGATGTCCGAAATGGCTGAAGAAGAAAAACCGAAAAAAGAGATAACATTCGATATTTATTAATTGGTGCTAACGTTTGCGATTGGCGAAGTAAAAGCCTACCGCTACTGTTGATGTTTAGCACTACACTTGATGGCTTTTATTTTGCCAATTGCGTGTTATCGGTTCGGTTTATTTTGTTAATAACTTTATTTGGTAGTTACGATATTAATACGTATCTTTGCCGTATAATAATTAAAACAAACATCTATGAAAAGTAAAAAAGTAATTGATGGCGATACAATGAAATGCCTTGAAACATTTGAAGAAAGTCAAACAGAACAAATGCTTGAAAAATATCGTTCACTTGGTAAGTGGGATGATGTTCAAATTGATAATGATGGTGATATAATTTTATGGGAGGAAGAATAATGAAAGTAGAAAAAGTATTAAACGGAATAAGATATACGCTTTCAAATCAAAATTTGCAGGTTGGGGATAAGGTTTATCCCATTGCACGTGGAAGGTGTTTAGATAATGGTGAATGGATTTTGCACGAAATAGAATTTGAAAGCAAGTATGTTGAGGGATTAAACAGAAGTGGCTTTCCTGATGAACCACATACGATATTAGACTTAGAACATTCAAAAGATTATAAACCCTATGAAGTTAGAACTGATATGGGTTATTCTCCAATAGAATGTTATTTTAAGATAATTAAAAAAGAGAAACAAGAAAAGATTGATAAATCAACAAAAAAATTTTTATTTACAGAAACTAAATGGGTAGAGATATGCGAATAGAAATAAGCCTTACAGAACAAGTTGCAAAGGATATTCAAAAGAAAGCAGAAGCACAAAACCATAGTCGTAAAAGTTACATTGAATTGCTTTGCATTAACGATGTTAAAAAGAAACCTGTCAAACCGAAGCGGAATGGTAGCACTGACCGATAACGTTGAAGCATTGGCGATGTTGCCGATTTTGAAAAACAAATGTTCAATTAACCACAAAAGCTAAATATATGCAATCAGTTGAAAATATGCAGTCCAGCGGCAATATTGCCAATGCAATGTTAGCAGCATACCCTTATCGGAAGTTAGACGCTTTGGATAAAAAATACAAGCCATTAATATTAAAGTGGCTTTCAGGTCTTTTTGGTTATGAAAACTATCCGCACTCCTTCAAAGACCAATGGATAACCTGGAATATATGGGACGGTGAATTAAGTGTAAGTTTTGATTTAAGGCAAGAGGAGCAAGTAAGACTGCTATCACTTATTCATCCACGTTTTTTAGGATGCCCGCAATACAAGACGTTAAAAGTTGTAAATGAAAAATCATTTTACCTGCAACTGAAACAACTTTTATACATTGAATATCCTGAAATCAAAGGCAGTAAAAAGATTAGCCAAACCAAACATAAAGATAATGACGGCGATATTTTTCACACCTACGATTGGGAAGTGTTTTTGTCGGATGGTAGTTCAATTCTTTACCATAACCAAAAAGATAAAATGGATATGAGGCAAGGTGATTTTATTTATAACGCAACAATTCAAGAAAGAGCCTTCGTCAAATTCTTGCAGGGTATCGCTTAGGGTTGCTGCTAACGTAAAAGTATTGCTGTCAGTAGCGGCAATCGAAGAACTAAAGTTGAATAACAGATAAAAGTTTAATATATGCACGAAGATGAAATTAATGATTTTAAGCCGCTATTGCAGCAATACAGTGTTAGCGGTAGTGTTTTGAAGGTTAAATTACACGAATACGGATATAGCTGTGGTGATGGATGTTGCTATAATTACGGAACAATTACAACCGTTAATGATATTGAATTACCTTGTCATAACCAAGATGCCGAAACAATACTTAGGCAAGTATTAGAGCATTTGGGTTATAAGGTTGAAATTGATTATACTGATGATGTCGAGTAACATTACCGCTAACGGTTTAGGGCTTTGCGTAGTAGCCCTTAGTAGAAACTTAAAATTAACCACGACACTTGATAGGGCTATTACGCAAAACCCTTGTTATGTGCCGTTTTTCTTAACAAATTATAATTAGAATGAATAAAACAGTAAATCAAGATGGAGAAATAATAATATGCGTAGGTCAAGAAGGGTCGCATATTAGAAACAAAGAAGTCTATAATAAAACAATGGCAAGGCTTCTATGTAGAATAAGAACCGTTTGGTCTTATGGTGGAGTAGATAGACATTGCGACCCACAAGACTTATGGGACATAATGGAAGCCGATGACATTCCAAAAGATAAATGGAAGTCTTTGTTTAATTCAGCATATTATTATTTCGATGTTGAACGATGTGTCCGTTAAAATGGCACATAACGTTTTCGGGCTTGGCGAAGTGGCTGAACCGAAAGCTAAATAGAATTACTAAACTTAAAAATTAAAAACAAATGATTGATAGAATAACTGAACAGCCATTTTGCCAAACCCGTGTTAGTGGCAGTACTTTTGTGAACGCTGATTGTTTTGATGTTTTTCCTTTTATTGAGGATAAATCAATTGATGCTATTATTTGCGATTTGCCTTATGGAACAACTGCTTGTAAATGGGATGCAATATTGCCATTTGATAAGATTTGGAATGAATACAAGCGTATAATAAAGCCTAATGGGGCAATTATATTAATGTGCGGAGAACCTTTTACAAGCCAACTTATAAACTCAAATTTACCTATGTTCAAATACAAATGGATTTGGGATAAAAAATTTGCAGGGAACTTTGTAACGGCTAATAAAAGACCGCTAAATACATTTGAGGAAATTGTGATTTTTTACAATAACCAACCAACTTATAACCCACAAAAAACAAAAAGAGATAAGCCAATTACAAGCGGTAAAAGATGCCACCCAAGAAACAGAACAGGGACGGAAGAAAACGTAACCTATGAAGCCGAAAAGAAAACTTATGACGATAAGCATCCAACAACAATAATAAGCATACCAAGACAAATAGGAAAAGGAACAAGCCACCCAACTGAAAAACCGATTGAACTTATGGAATATTTAGTAAAAACCTACACAAACGAAGGCGATATGGTATTAGATAATACAATGGGTTCAGGAACAACAAACTTGGCTTGCATTAAATTAAATCGCAAATCAATAGGTATAGAAAAGGAAAAACAATATTACGATGTCGCTGTTCGTAGGGCTTCTGAGTATTGCCACTAACGTTTTGCAGCTAATAAATCGTTTGTAAACCGATAGTAGTGAGTGAGCAGTTAACCAAATGTTTATTAGGTGCTGTTAGTATTAGGTGGCTTAAAAGTGAATATTAATTTAAATAAAAATAAAAAAATGGAATACGGAATATTAAAAGTTGGCGATAAAGTAAAATATACTGATGAAGCTAAAAAAGAATTACCAACAGTTTTTAAGGACATAACAAAGCATAAAGTAAAAACTATAAAATGGATTAGTAAAAACCAACAAAACTGTGATTTTGTAGATGGTGACAGTTGTGATATTTACTGGTTAGAACTCGTAAAAGATTCTAAAGCCACTTGATACTAACGGTTTGGGGCTTTGCGAAGGCAGGGCTTCAAGGCACAAATGCTCAAATATAGTACAATGTTTAATAGTAGTAGAAATGTTCAATAAACCACTAATGCCCTGCTTTTGCAAAACCCCTGTTATGGGCAGTTGCTTTTCGGGCATTCAAAATTTAGTCAAATGATATTAAGAAGATTAGGAAATAAACAAGCAATAGCACAGAAGATACAAAATTATTTTCCTGCTCATAATTTATATATTGAGCCATTCTTTGGTGCAGGTGGAATGTTTTTTAATAAACCAAAAGCTAATTATAATATAGTGAATGATATTGATAGTGAAGTGTTTAATCTATTTCAAGTTATAACTAAAAATAAGGAACAATTAAAGGATAATTTTTATAAAATGCCTATTCATTATGACCTTTTAGAATATTGGAAAAATAATAAAGAAATAGACCCAATACAAAAGGCTTTACGTTTTTTATTTATGTCTAATTGTACATTATTAGGAACAGGAAACCAATTAAGATATACAACGCAAGACGATAAAGATAATATTTATAAAGGTTTTGATAAAACTTTTGATATTATTTATGACGTTACTTTTAGCAATTTGGATTTTAGAAAATTCATTTCAAGTATATCATACAGGCACGGAAAGGCTGATATTGATAAGTCATTTTTCTATTGCGACCCCCCATATTTAGGAACGAATGACAATTATAGCAATTCATTTACTGAACAAGATAGCATTGATTTATTTGATTGTTTACAAGCTACTGGGTGTAAGTTTGCAATGAGTGAATTTGATAATGAGTTTATTCTTAACCAAGCCAAAGAACGAGGTTTAAATGTCATAATAATTGGCGAAAGGAAAAACTTAAAAAATCGTAGAACAGAAATATTAATAACAAATTATGAAAAACAAAAAGGGCTTTTCGATTAGCAGGGTGTCTCCTGCAATTGCCCATAACTAATGGCTAATAGTATAAACACCAAATGGAAACAATATCAATATCAACTACTTATACTTTGAAATGGTATATTAATGACACCTATAAAGTATCTAATTGCGGAAATGTTTTTAATGTAAAAAGAGGCGTTAAATTAAAGCGAGTATTAAACGGAGGTAGTGTAGGTTATTGGATAGGGAAAGAATTTGTAACATTAAAGGAGTTAAGAACAAGACTAAAGAAAATAGAAACAACTAAACTACCATTTTAAACTATGGAAACAAAGCTAAACGTAACAAAAGACATACAAGCAAAAGTATGGGAGTTTTACTCTAAAGGATTAACACAAAAGGATGTTATCCGAGAGCTTGGAATAACTGAGAGGGCAGTAGCACATTATTATATCTTATTTACAGCTACCTATGGTCAGCAAAGAATAAGCAAAGAAGTACAGCTAAAAGCCTTAGAAGATAAGTTATTTAAAGAGTTGGAAATTAACCCTAATAGCAACTTATGTTATCAGTTAGAACAACAGTATTGCACTTTTTTATTAAACAGTAAATAACTAAAATAATTGTTAAACAATTTGGTGGAATGGAAAATGTTTTGTAGATTTGCAAATAGATTTAACTAAATAAACTAAAATGAGCGACAAAGTATTTATAGGAAGCGGTAAAGTAATCCCAACTAAGTTTGGCGAACTTACTAAAATTTCATTCAGCGAGAGTGATATTGATAAACTAAAAGCTAATCTTACAAATGGATGGATTAACCTTGTAGTAAAAGAAAAGAAAGACAAGATTGAAGGCAAGCCTACCCATTACTTGGAGGTTGATACTTGGAAACCGAATACAGATAAAGATGGTGGTCAAAGCGTATCACAGTTCCAACAAGCGGATTATGAAAATCTTCCTTTTTAATGACAAAAAACGCCATTCTTAAAGAACTATTTGAGAATAAGGAGATATACCGAGTAGCAAAGAAATATTGTAACTACGATAATCTTCATGGCGACCTTATCTCTGAACTATACATTACGCTACAAAATAAAGAAGATGCTTTCTTTGAAAGATTAGATAAAAAGCAGTTATTTCTTTATTGTTGTGGCATTTTGTATTTTAGCTGGAATAGTCCAACAAGTCCATTCTACAAAAAGTATAGAGCGTTTCAGTACTCAGAGTTAAAGGGATTTGACTTAGCCAATGCAGAAGAAGATAAAGATACTTTTTGTGTAGCCTATTGGATAGATAAGATTAATAAGAATAGCACAATAACAGATAATAACAGCTTAGTAAAGGTAAGGGTATTCGAGAAATATTTGGAGTTAAAATCATACCGTAAAGTAGGTGCTGAGTTTAATATCCCATTTAAGACCGTAGAGTACATAGTTAAAATGTTTGTAAACGATATTAAAGAATGAAAAAAATATTAGTAGTAACTTCGGAGCGAATCACTGGTTTAAATTACCACCGACAAATAACACCATTCTTTAATCTTAAAGGATTTGATATTGAGTATAAACGGGTTTTAACTCCCGAAGAGGTTTTGGGCGGTTATTGTGATAGCTTTGATTGTGTTAGCTTTTTAAGGTTAATCAATAAGCAAGGTAGAACTGAGGAAATGGTAAACTACCTAAAGGCTAAAGGCATTAAGATACATTTTGATATTGATGACTACTGGGTTTTACCAAGTAACCACGCTTTATTTGAAGGTTATAAAAAGGAGAAGATTGCGCAACAAGTAATAGAGGCTTTGAAAAGTGCTGACTTTGTAACCACTACAACTGATAAACTTGCACAAGTAATTAGTCAACATAATAAAAATATCTATGTACTACCGAATGCAATAGACCCAACACATGAGCAATGGACCAATGCAACACTACCAAGTGATAAGTTAAGATTTGGATATATTGCAGGAGTACACCATGAAAAAGATGCTGAAATACTTTACGATAATTTAAACCTATTGTACTTTGAAAAGGAGTTAAAAGGCAAATATCAAATTTGCGCTGCTGGATTCAATATTAGTAAATATGGCGACAAACACTACGTTAATCCTTATTACCAGTATTTAGAGCAACTGTTTACGAATAACTACAAACACTTGCCTAAAGAATATGAGGACTATTTAATGCAGTATGTTCCTGATAATAACTACGATTATAATGAGATTTATCGTAGATTGTGGGGAATGGATACGGTAAACTATGGCAAGTCTTATAACTTTATTGATGTAAGTTTAATCCCTTTAAGAGAAACATTATTTAGCAGTTGTAAAAGTCAGTTAAAGGTAATTGAGGCTGGCTTTATGAAAAAGGCGTGTATAGTATCAAATGTGCAACCTTATACACTTGATTGTAATAGTGATAATAGTATATTGATTGAGCCTAATAAGAACGGTAGAGGGTGGTATAAGGCTATGAAAAAGCTAATTGAGAACCCTAGTATGGTAGCTGATCTAGGCGAGGCTATGTATGAAACGGTAAAGGATAAATATCACATTGAAACGGTTAACGTAGAACGCAAACAAATCTTTGAACAATGGCTAAGTTAAAACGATACGGTAATTATTTTTTTAAGGAGGTTGTAATAGGGAATCATATATTTATAACTCCATCACATGAGATTGTAAATAATAAAATTGTGTATTTCAAATGAAAATAGGTATAGGAATAACAACGTACAATAGACCTGAGATGCTACAAAAGTGTTTAGATAGCATTAGAAAGCATACGTTTATGGATGGAGTAACTATTTATGTAGCAGATGATAGTATAGAGCGTAAAGGTGTTGCATATCGTAAGAACGAGTGTTTAAGAGCGTTAAAGAATAATGACTATATTTTCTTACTGGATGATGATGTAGAGATTATAAATGATGGATGGATTGAATTTTTTGTTAATAGTGGGCATGAGCATTTATTGTACTTAGATAAGAGGCTACATAACTATTGCGGAAAGTATAACGGTATGGATATATTTAGAGATTGTGGTGGAGTATTTATGTTTATGACAAAAAAGGCTATTGAAAAGGTAGGAGCGTTTGATGAGAAATTCGAGTTATGGGGCATGGAACATTGCGACTGGTCTATGCGTTGGAATGATAAGATAAGAGAGTTTTATATGCTTGATGGGACAGAAAACTATATCTACTCCGAAGATTACAGCAATCCTAATCATAAAAGCAGTATAACAAATGAAGAAAAAAATTTGTTATTTAAAAAAAACTTTCCTAAATTTGCCAAAGGAATAAATAAAATATATATACCATTATGAAATATAAAGCAGATATAGTATTTCTTTTTAATACAAAAGAGATAAAAAATAAAAGAAAAATAGATAAATTAATGTCTAAGTTTTCAGATAATATGGTTGCAATCTATGGTGTTGCTGGCATTATTTGGGGGTTTGGTTCTCATTATAATAAGGAGTATAAAAAGGCTCTTTCTACATACTATGTTGTGTTTAGTAATGATGAATTGAAATTAAATGAAATGAAGTTTTACTCAGAACAAATACATGTAAAAATTATTAATGAGTTTAATTTGCAAATTAAAAGTAAGTTAAAAAAATAGTATTATGAGTTTAAAAATTTTGTTCAAGTACACTACACGCTCAAGGCGTTCTAACTTTCTAAGAGGTATTGATAGTATTATTGATAACCTTGCAGATAAAGAGAACTACCATATCTATACTACATTTGATGTAGGTGATGATAAGATGCGTCCATTACCTGAGATAAAAGGAAACCATACATACATAGCAGGAACGAGTAAGAGTAAGATAGATGCTATCAATAGGGACATGGATTTTATCAACTCTCAATACGATTGGCAAATCATTATCAATATGTCGGACGATATGGTTTTTATTCAAAAAGGATTTGATGATATTATTCGTAAAGAGTTTACGGATGGAAGCATAACTAACTTAGACCAGTATATACATTTTAACGATGGTAATCAAAAGGCTAATGTATCAACGATGCACATAGTAGGTAGAGATTATTACAATAGAGATAACTATATTTACAATCCTGAGTATAAGTCTTTATGGTGTGATGTAGAGAATGATATGGTGGCAAAGTTAAGAGGTTGTTATAAATACGTTGGCGACAATATTAGGTTATTTTCACATCTTCATCCAGCTTTTAACCTTGCTCCAAACGATGAACAATATATGAAAACTGAGCATAGAGATATGTGGATAGCAGACGAACAAACATTTAATAACCGTAAACAAAACAATTTCTATGTACTCACAAAATAATGAAGAGGAATTTATCTTAGACTACTTTAAGGAATTTAAAGGCACATTCTTAGACTTAGGGGCTTACGATGGTAAAGACTTATCCAATACAAGAGCGTTAATGGAACGTGGATGGAATGGTATATGCTTTGAGCCAAACCCAACTATCTTTGAAAAGCTGGCGAATAACTGTATGGAGTTTAAGAACGTCTATTGTTATGAAATGGCAATGGGAACTATTAACGGAACATTTAAGTTAAACGCAAACGATACATACTACTCTACTTTAATTGATAGCGAGTTAGAAAGATGGAAAGGGGCTTTTGAGTTTAAAGAGGTTGAGTGTGAAGTTATAGACTTTGAAACATTTATGATTACAAGTCCATTTAAGACGTTTGACTTTATCTCCATTGATTGCGAGGGTATTGATTATGAGATACTTAAACAAATAGACTTAAACAAAGTAGGGTGTAAGATGGTATGCGTAGAAACGAATGGCAAAGAAACAAATAAGTATATTAATTATATTAAAGAGTTTGGATTCCATTTGGTTACTTCAAACCCTGAGAATATTATAATGGCTAAATGAAATTATCAATCCTTATAAGGTCAATAGAAAGTAGGAGGGATAAACTAACTATATTGTTATCTCACTTGTACGCTCAAATAAATGATTTGAGAGCTTATCTTGACGTTGAGGTATTATATGAAATAGATAATAAACAGATAACATCAGGAGCAAAAGCGAATAAGTTATTAAGTAGAGCAGGTGGAAAGTATATTGTATTTATAGATGATGACGATTGGGTAGCAGATTACTATGTAAGTGAGATGCTAAAGGCTTGTGAAAGTGATTGCGATTGTTTCGGTATTACTGGTTACTATTCTATTGATGGAGGTAAAAACATTAAATGGATTTTGTCTAAGGATAACGAAGATAGAGATACTTATGAGAATAGCGAACCTTTACTATTAAGAAAGACAAACCATATAACTGGAGTTAAAAGAAGTATAGCTATTGCTAATGGGTTTCCTGATAAGTCTAATGCAGAAGATAAAGGATATACACAAGGATTAGTATTAAATACAGAATATAAAATAGAACTACCAATGTACTGGTATAGGTATTCATCAATAAATAAAGAGTATGCTTAGTATATTAATACCATCAATTCCTGAAAGGAGTTTGAAATTAAATAAATTATTACTACATTTGCAAAAGCAGATTGACTATTGTGATAATATACACAGAACATTAGGTAAGGTAGAAGTAGTAGTAGATGATAGTAAAAGGTTCTTACAAGGCGGGTTAAGTATAGGCGACAAAAGAAATGGTTTATTAAACCGTTCAACTGGTAAGTATATTTGTTTCTTAGACGATGACGATTGGACAAGTCCAGACTATGTAGAAACATTGTTGAGGCTATGTAATCAAGATAAGGATGTATGTACGTTTAAGTCTTTGTTTAAATGTGATGACTATTGGACTGTAATTAATATGCAGTTGGGTAATAGTAACGATGGTGCAACACCCGAGAGAGAGGTAAAAAGGAACGCATGGCATGTTTGCCCTATTCGTAGAGATATAGCAATTGAGTATGAGTTTAATGGATTGAATCATAATGAGGATTGGGATTGGATGGGTAGAGTATTAAACGGAGTTAAAACAGAAGCACATAGTGAAAGGATATTACACAACTACAATCACTATAAATTAGATAGTGAAGCAGATAAGATACTAAATGAAAACACTAATAATTAGTTACGCATCAAAAGGGAGGGAAGATTATCATAAAGGATTAAAAAGACTTATTGATAGTTGTAAAGGATACGAGCTTAGAATGTACTCTCCTGATATGGTTGAGCGTGAATATAATGGAGTTGAGATATTAACTCCAAATGTTACACCACATAGCGAAGTGCCTTATAAGTTTAAGTTAGACTTAATACAGCAAGCTGTTAAGGATGGTTACGAGAGTATAGTGTGGTTAGATAGTTCTTTGCAAGTGGTTCGAAATTTAGATGAACTGTTTAATAATTCAGCAGGCTTTTGTTTCCATAACTTAGGGCATCCATTAAAGAATTACATTAGTGATTTAGCAGTAGATAACCTTATAATGTCTGATATTGAACTAAAAACTACTCCGCAAATATGGGGCGGTGCTTTTGGTTTAGACTTTAGTAATCCAGATGCTCACAAGATATTAAGAGTACTTATAAGACAATCTGAGATAGGTTCTTTTAATGATGGTTCAAGTACTCGTGAAGGATTTATAGCACATAGACACGACCAAGCGGTTATGAGTGTTATATTTAATCGTTTTAAAGTAAAGATGTACGACTACGGATATATTACAACTGCATCACATTGCTTTGAGCCTTATGAATTTGGTAATCATTCTTACATACATCACTTATCTATATGAAGTCAAACAAACAAATATTCCAATACTGTTACGCAACTGAGCAAACGTGTTATAATACTATTGATATGGTTAACTATATCATAAACAATAATATACAAGGCGATATTATAGAGTGCGGTGTAGGCGGTGGTGGTCAAATAGCTTTGATTAAGTCAGCATTAGCAAATAGAAACGAAACACGAAACATTATAGCGTTTGATTCTTATGAGGGTATTCCTTTTGGGATTGAGGCTAAAGATAAAGAGCAAGCAGGAATAGGCAAGATGGATGGAATGGATGGTAGACTTGAAAGTACTGGTATAACTGTACACTCTTTAGAGAATGTAATTAGCAATATAACTGAATGTGTTGGCAATGTAAATGATATTACTTTTGTTAAAGGATGGTTTCAAAATACATTACCTGAGTACAAGCCCAATAAAATAGCATTACTTAGATTAGATGGGGACTTATACGAGAGTACAATGGTTTGCCTTAATCATTTGTTTAGTTCAGTAGCTAAAGGTGGTGTAGTTATTATAGATGATTACGGTCTTTATGGTTGTAAGTTAGCTTGTGATGAGTTCTTTAAATCAATAAAGTATAAACCAAAGTACATTGCTATTGATGGTAGTACCTCTAAATATTTTATCAAATAGTATGCACAAAACACTAAAATTTATATATAATAATGACTAAAGAGCAATACGAAGAGGCGGTTAAGCATAGGGAAGTATTAGAACTATTTAATCGAATAGGCGAATATGTAGGAGGGTGCGCAGAACTTGTAAAGAAGATTTCTCCTGACACTGACACTGGATGTCCATCTTGCATGAGTGCCTTTTTAATCACAACTTACAATAGAATGTTAGAATATGAACGGAATATGTCGAGTATGTGAGTTAATAGATAACGATACAACACTAAAAGAAGTAGAGTATTGCGAACTATGTAAAGCGAATATATGTAACGAATGTAAACCAAACCTACTTAAAAGAGGTAAAGCAGCAATAAAAGAACAAATGAAAAAACTAATAGCATTAACAGTAATTACTTTCACTTTAGCTTGTAACGAAGATAAACCTTTTACAGAGTTAAAAGAATACCCTAAACAAGATAAGTATATGGATAGTCTAAACAGAAGATCGGATAGCCTAATGTTAGATTACAGTAACTTTAAACAAGCACAAGCTGATAGTATTGCTAAACTTTACAGATAATGGCTAAAGGAGATATAGATTTTAAAGAGTTATTTGGTAGACCTCCAATGTATAAAGATGCAAAGGAGATGGAAGATAGAATAACTGATTACTTTGAGCAGTCTAAAAATAGCAGTGGAAAGTACCAACCAACGATTGAGGGATTGAGTTTACATTTAGGATTTGCAACTCGACAAAGCTTACATGATTACGCTAAAAAGGAGGACTTTATAGACGTGGTCAATAAGGCAAAGTCTTTTATCAAGTCTTGTTACGAGAAACAGCTTTACGGATTCGCATGGGCTGGTGCATCATTTGCATTAAGAAACATTGGTAAAGAGGATTGGAAAGATGAGATTACAGAGAATAGTAACCAAACAATAACTAAGGTAGAGATAGTTGAAAAGAAACGAGATGAATGAAGTTAGAAACAACCCCAGTCTTTACACAAAACTATTCATCTGAAAAGAAGATAGTAATTAATAGAGGTGGTACACGTTCAAGTAAAACCGTTTCCGTAGTTCAGCAATGTGTATTATGGCTTATTAGCGGTCAGCTTACACGAGATACATACATTCCTAAAGGCGTTTGGAGTACAGTTAGAAAGTACTCAACTACATTAGACGCAACAGTTATTCGAGATTTCGAAGAAGAACTAAACAAGCATAAGATATTCGACCTTATCCAACACAATAAGACTAAAAAGACTTATAAGTATGGAGATAGGTTAGTAGAGTTTATTGGAGCAGATGACGAACAAAAGTTAAGAGGTGCTAAAAGAAATATCCTTTATTGTAATGAGGGCAACGAGTTAGACTTTAAAAAAGAGTTCTTTCAGTTGCTTATGAGAACTGAGGATAAGGTTATTATAGATTTTAATCCTGATGACGAAAACATTTGGATTAACACTGAGTTAGAACAAAAGAGGTTATTCGAGAAAGGGGACGTGGATGTTATTGTTTCCACATATAAAGATAATACCTTCTTACCTAAGAGTTTAGTGAGTGAGATTGAGTATTTAGAGAAAACAGATCCTGAGTTTTGGAAGATATACGGATTAGGGCAGTATGGTAAGTTATTTGGTTTAATATTCGAGGACTATAAAGTAGTTGATAAGATACCTGAAACTGCAACACTAATTGCATACGGTCAGGATTTCGGGTTTACAAATGACCCCTCCGCAATGGTGGGAGTATGGAAACAAGATGGTGAGTTGTGGGTTAAGGAATTGATATACCAACGAGGACTAACCAACCAAGACTTAGCGATTAAGTATAGAGATTTAGGCATTCAATCACATGAAGAAATAATAGCAGATAGTGCAGAGCCTAAAAGTATTCAGGAGTTAACTAATCAGCAATTCAGAGTTAATGGAGCAGAAAAAGGTGCGGATAGCATAAAGAACTCAATTGATATATTAAAACGATATAAACTCAATATAACGCAAGATAGTTCTAACTTGATAAAAGAGTTAAGAACTTATAAATGGATGCTTGATAAGACTGGAAATAGTATAAATAAGCCAGTAGATTATAATAACCATGCTATTGATGCACTAAGATATGTAGCATTAAATAAGTTAGGGCATAATAACAATGGTGTTTACCACATAGCATAATTCTTTTGCACAAACGCTTAACTTTTATATATAATAGTATGAAAGTTAAAGTACCTAAAGGGTGGAATGAAGTAACCCTAAAACAATTTTACAACTTACAAGAGGCTGTTGGAATGGATTTTACGGATGGATTGGAACGTATAACAGCGTACCTATCTGCTTTGACGTTTATTCCTATCAGTTATTGGACTGAGCAAGCGTCTACTATTGAGTTAAGAGATGCAATAGGTAAGTTAAAGTTTATTAATACTATTAGTGAGAATCCAGTTAAGGCAAGTGTAAAGATTAATGGACGTAGATTTCATGTAGACTTAATCCTAAGAGATAGCATAGCGAGTACCTTTATTGACTTAGCAACCTTATGTAAGGATAAAGAACAATTAAAGTTAAAGTATCACGAAGTATTGGCAGTATTCTTTTACGAGGTTAATGTATTTGGATTCAGAAAGAAACGAACGGTAAACAGTCAAAAGGAGATAGCAGAGTTTTTAAAGGAACATTGCACAATGGATTTAGCATTTAGTTATGCTGGTTTTTTTTTAAGCAGTTATCAGAGATTATTGAAAGGTACAAAAGACTATTTGGACAAGGAGATAATGAAACAGAGCAAGAGGGTACAAAAGGAACTAAGCCGACTTTCGTAGAGTATTGGGGATGGTATTACACTTTAGATAACATAAGCGGAAACGATAGGACTAAATGGGAGTACTTTTTAAATATGAATGTTATTGAGTTCTTAAACACATTAGCTTATTATAAAGATAAGCAAGGATATATTGAGGAACAGTTAGAACAGCAAAGACGTGGCAGTAGGTAAAACACCTTATCAGATATTAGAAGTTTACGCCCAAAGGATAAGTGATTCTTTGAGAGATAGTTTAGTTAAGAATGAAAGATATGTAAGCGGTGGATTAGCTAAAAGTATTGAGGCAAGGGTTAAGGTATTCGGGCAAAGTATTAACATACAAGTTTACATGGCTGACTATTGGAAGTTTGTGGATGAGGGGGTAAACGGAACAAAAGTTAAGCATGGTAGCGAATACAGCTTTAAGAAAAAGAACATAAATAAAGACGCTATGCTTAAACACATAGCTAACAGAGGGAGTAGATTTGCTCCAATGTGGAAAGATATACAAAACAACTATACCAATAAGAAAGGATTAAAAGTTAAACGAAAAAAGCCTTTAGATGCTCAAGTGTCGAGAAACTCTTTAGCCTTCTTACTTGGTAGAAGTATATCGAAAAAAGGATTTAAGGGGACTAATTTTGTGGACGAAGGAATACAAGGAATAGAAAAAGATTTAGAGAGAGATTTACTAGAGGCGGTTGGTAGAGAAATAGAAGCACAATTAACAGTTAAATAAATGACAATAACAATACAACAAGATATTAGTGGA